TCGGCTGTACTTCTGCGCGTACTTTGCAATCTCCGCAATAAAATCATTTCGTTCCTTGCTCATCGGAGTCCCCTCCCCTATCGCGTAATTGCTCAAGAAACTTACTCAAAAAAGAGGGCAGGGGCACTCCGAGTTGACCGAGATTTTCCACCACAGAAACCCCTTCGCGCGATAGATAAAAGTAAATGGCCATCGTACGGAACACGGGCACGTCTTGACTTGCCAGGGAATCGAACATCGTGGCCAAGGCGATGACAATCAGGATGGCAGCCTTCCTGAAACCGCCCCAGTACATGATTTCTGAATTGACGCGCTTATGCCTGATTGCCGCACCAAATCCGGTGACGTAGTCCAAGACCATGAAGATAATTAAGAATTGCAGTAACATGTCCCAACCCCCTAATATTGAAGAGAGAGTTGTGCCAGTAACAGAGATGATAGCTGAGAATGAGAAGGACTTCATGACTCTTCACCTTCAGCCTGTGGCGGTTCAGGTAATGGAGCAGAATCTGCACACAGGATGATGTTCGAGCCAATCACGATACGTCGGTACGGCTGTCCGTTTTCGTCGGGTTGCAGTGTAATCGAATTAAGCTTCACGATTTGTTCCATTTTTTACACCTCTGTCTCGTATAGAAATTGTACAGTGACTGAACCTGTGGCAGAGACGGTCAGATTTCCAGAGAAAGAAATGTCGCACGTAGCGCTATTTAAAAAATTATTGGAATCCAAATGTGTAACCCACCATGGTTCTGTATTAACACCGGTCGTAATTGTACGATAGGTTGAATTGTCTACTGAGATAGTAATTGTTCGAGTGCCAGGTGTCGTAATTTTCAGTGCAATCAATTTTCCGCTGCCGTTAATGTTCAGAACGGTTCCCGCTCCCGCACTTGTTGAAGTGGATGAGAAACTTCTCCGTGCAGAGCCTGTGCCTTTCAAACTCGAAATTCCCATATTACAGCGTCACCTCCACGCCACTGATATGAATCGTAACGGCTGCGTTCGTTCCTTGCAGGCCACGGATCACGTCGGCTGCGTCCAACACAGCAGACAGTTCAATCAGTACCGTGTCGTTCGCTTTCACTGTATAAGCGTTCAGAATCTGATTCGCTGCGCTCGCTGCACCGAAATACAGAGAGACCGTTGCGCTTGAAGATGTCGTGTTGCACATCAGCACGTTTTTGACAATCGTCTTTTTTCCACTGCTGACCGTGTGCAGCAGTGTTGATGTTGTTCCAGGCTGTCCTTGATAGATTTTAATTGGTACAAGCGCCGCCATTTACATTCCCCCCATATAAAGCATCAGTTGTGCATTGTAGATGCCCTCTTCGATTTTGTTTAAATTACCAGCGTTTACAGGCGTTCCGTTTTGAGTTATCGTGCCAGGACTCAATGACAAAGTGACTTGGTTGACCGTTTCATCTGTTTTCGTGTAACGGTTTGGAAATTGCACAATACGGTCTGACCAAGTGGTTGTTGTGTAACTCATGGCAAGCTGTCCTCCCCGCTTTGAAATGTGCCGCAATATCGGAATGCTTCAAACGCGCTTTGCGCTAAATCGTAAAGCTGGGAAACAGAAAGCTCCCAACGATTTACATCTTCGTGAGTCAATCCTCGTGAGAATGTCCACTGCAAATAGCTGTTCCAACCTTCCGGTGTAGTGAATGCAAGTCGCAGCGCTTCAATATTCTGTTCCAAACGATTGACGCTGGAAACAGTGTCGTAACTTTCAAACGTTCTATTTGTAATGTGAAGTTGATTGTAAATCGGATAACCAATAGATTGCAGATACGCTCTCACATGCTCTGTATTCGATTCAACGCGATTCATGTCTGTTGCGTTTATGCTATCCGCTGCGGTCCAATCTGTTTTTGGGTTGAGCCACATTAAACAGACCTCCCCTCAATTCGACTCTGTAAATAGCCCTCATAAGATAACTCGATTTTTGTGAGATACGTTCCTGCACTAGCGATGTATCGGTTTTGCAAAGCCGTAAAATCATAAAGCTCCAAGGCGGGATTCCCGCGATAATTCAGCGTAATTTTTTTACGTTCCTGTCGTCTCGAAAGAACCCACTGAGCAACCGCTAATGCGCGGACCGCAGTGTTGATAAACGTGTTCCGTTCGAGAGCAAGCAAGTCACCTGATTCAATCGTACTCTCCGTTGCCGTGGCCTGCCCTGCTTCTGTCGACGCGTTCGAGTAATAGTAGACCGTTACTTTTTGCGTTGGTCGTTGCAGTTCAATCTGAGGTTCTTGCAGCATTTCGTCAAAACTGATCGTGTTGACAGACGTTGTTTCTCTTGTTGTTTCGACTCGTAAAATATTATCTCTTGTTACGCGTATAGTGGCGCAGCCTGCGATTGCTGCAAGCTGCAACGCTTCTCTCGCTGTTCTGCGTTCGCTGATTCCGTTCGTTGCGATAGCGGAGAGTGCTTCATCAATGTAATAGCCAGTGACACCCGCTCCGTCTAATATCGTTTCCATCAGCGATTTCAGTGTCAATCCAGATACGGCGGTAAGTTGCTCATAATAGAAACTGTCCAACAAGTCTAACTTGCTTCTGCCTTTGAACGTGGCCGTCATCGAACCTGCGTCGGAACGCCATTCCGACAACAGATAAACGCCGAGTGGAACCCACTCAATTCGATTCTCCAACTCGAGGCCCAGTTCAGGCACTATCTGTTGACGTTGCTCCAGACTGACATAAATTCCTGTCGGGTTAAACATATCGAACTCTTTTGTTGTGTTGTCGATGGAAAACTCGAATTCAGGAATAGCGAGACTAGCACTGGTTGGGTCTATTTCTTCTGTTGCGCTGAATCGAATCAGCTTGTCGTTGTCGTACACCAAAACGGCGCCTACATCTATTTCAGCGACGCGCGCTCGATGAAATTGGTGCGACCATTTCGTAATGGAGACTACGATTTTTTTGAATGATGGCAAGCCCACCAACATCAGCACCTGAGCGTCTGAGTTTCCTACGTAGACTTCTTGATGTATCAGATTATTGCTAGCGCCGTAGACAGAAATCGTGAAATCGACTGCGAATTCATCCAGAGTTTTATCGAACGTAACGGTCACGCCCGCAGAAGTGTGTGTTTGGCCATATAAAAATTGAACGGTTTGCGGGCTAGAAAAAAAACCATCTTCATCGCTTAGCATTTCAGAGGCCCATCCGACATGGCCCCAATCCGGTTGTGATTCCGAAGCAAACGTAAATGTCCCGTCAAGCTTGGTTCGGTTCTGTTCCCAAGTGATCAGTTTCAGACTGTTCTCGCGCAAATTGTCGTCAAGTTGATTCACATCGGAAATAGCAAAGGCCGCGGATGCTGAAATCGTGTTTGTATCAGAATCCAAATCGGTCGGTGAGATGTCAAATGTCACACGACCAAGCACTCTTCTCGAGAGAGCATAGATTCCTGTCTCATAATCCGACGTGACTGGATACATGTCTTATCACCTCTCAACCAGGCTGAACTTGATGTCTTTGTATCTCGGCTCATTATTGAGCATATCAAGCACACCGACCGAGCGGTCGCCGCAGTAAAACGTACCGGTTCGATTCTGGTTGGTTTGCGGGTCAATGTAAGTCGCGGTAAAAAAAATCGGTGAAATAGCCACAAGCACTTGCTGTAGCTGCGAGCGATTTAAAAAAGAATAGGAAACTTCTAATTTTCGTTTTGTCGCGATGCGCTCGATAATCATCGTTCCATTTGCGTTTCGTTCCGCTTTCGACAAATCCATGATGCCAACTTGCAAATCCGACGGAGCGGGTATTGCAAAACCGTTGATTGTTAAAACCGACATGTTGCAGCCTCCCTATTTTACCGTGATCAGAGACCCGCCGGTCCGTCCGGTTTCTTTTGACATGTACGGATTGAGCACGCGGGCTAGAGTGTTGCCGTCTACTTGGACAACGACATCCTTGCCGGCTGGCTGTGCCATGCTGTTTCCAACTTGCGTGGCGCTAAGAACTGCGGTCCCGACAGCCGATGCAAGTTTGTCTACGAATGAAGTGTCCTCAAGCGGGACCACCATTTCAGGACCCGCTTCACCCACCATCGCTAGAGTTGGGCTTGTTACAATACCGCCTTGAGCAAGTTTCGGTATTTTAGGAATGCTAAAATTGAATGACCCGCCGCCCATCCAATCCGGTAAATCAATTCCAATTCCGTTCAAACCCTCTATCAGTTTGTTTATCATCGAAATAATAATGTTCAAAGGCGCTTTGACAAGAGATTCCAATGACTGAAAAATTCCGCCGAATATTTCCTTCACGCCTTGCCATGCCTTTTTCCAATCCCCTGTGAAAACGCCTGTGATAAAATTCAGCAGACCTTTCAACGAATCAATGGCTCCGCTCAGATAACCTCCGATGGCGTTGAACACTTCTCCAAAGATGATTAGAAAAATGTCTTTCATGAACGTCGAAAACGGTTTGAGCGTGTTTTGCCAAAGATTTGTTAAGGCAAGGATTAAATATTTAAGAGCCACGAGAAGCACTTCTGATATTGTCGTGGAGAAAGGTTGAATGACGTTTTGCCACAGATATTTGAAAACCGCAGACACAGCTTCCAATGCCGGTTTGAACACTTCCGTCAATTTTTTAGCCACAGGTTTCAAGGCATTTTCCCAAAACAACTTTGCAACGTCCGCAACAAATTCGAATGCAAAGGCGAACACATCTATCAACAGTTTAGCTAGAGGTTCAATGACGACGCTGTAAAACGTCTGCAAGTAATTGCCTAACGGTTTCAAAACATTAAGGTAAAACCATTCCGCTGCGACAGTTACACCTTCCCAGGCAGCGACAAACACGTCTTTCAAAAACGCACCGACAGGCTTCAATGCTTTTTCCCACAGAAAAATCAAGGCATCGCTAATCTTGCTGAAAATGCCGTCCACAACACCTTTGAACTTTTCGTTTGTTCGATAGAAATAAACGAAGGCAGCTACGAGACCCGCTACCAGTAAACCGACTAGCACAATTGGATTTGCGAGCAAGGCTAATGTAGCGCCGACAGAACTGAGCGCAGTCATCAAACCTGTAAAAATGGCGTTTGCCTTAAACGCTATAAATGCAAAACTGATTCCAGCAAGCGCAGAGATAATGACGTCTTTGTTATCTGATATAAATTGCGCCATTTGACCGAAAGCCGCTCGAACTCTTTCACCCATCTTCTCAGCGCTGGAGGAAACTTTATCCATTTCTTCCGTCATTTCCGACATGTCTGTTTCAGGCAGCACAGCCTCAGCCGGAACTGCTTCTTCTGCGGAAGCCGCATCTGCTTTCGGCGTTTGCACCGCGTTGATCTCGTCGAAACCTGCTAGAAAACCTTTCTGTGCTTTGGCCGCGCTTTTTGCAGAGGCCGCTGAATCTTTGTATGCTTCGCTCACTCCACTGACGGCTTGGGCTTGTTTCTGCGTATTTTGAGTTTCTTTCTTTTGGCCGAATAAGGCTCTAGAAAATGCTGCGACAAAACCCATTGCTTTTGCGAGCGCATTGACCATCATGGTCAAACTGGGAAGCACAACATTTAAAATTGGAAGGAATGCGTTGCCGAGCGCAAGACGAAGATTTCCAAGACTCGCAGTAAACTGAGATATTTTCAAACCGGTAGTATCAGCCAATTCAGTCCCGAATTTTTTATTTGCTTGTTCGAGAATGGCAAAGTAGCGAATTTGTTGCTGTATTTTAAAAGAGAGTTGCTCCCAAGATTTTCCGTTTGCAAATTTTTTGAACGCTTCAGTCGATTCAATCATCGCTACGTTGACGTTAATGCCTAAATCTTCAATCGCTTCGGTGTTCCCCAGCATACCGGAACGAATCCGTTCCATGACATCCGTCATTTCGCGTCCCGACATCGACGCAACCACAGCAGATGCTTTCAGCAGGTCTTGTGTCATCGTTAACGTTTCACGGTTAGAGGATGAAAACCCACTCAATAGATTCGCGTAGGTTTTTCCGTAATCGATGGCTTCTGTTTTAGACATCCCAAACGCATGCGCTGAAGCATCTGCCCAGCGAATAAAATCATCTGCGCTTTCACCTAACAGCACATTCAAAGAGATAAGTGCGCCTTCCACTTTGACTGCGTCTTTGATGGCTTGCCCTAGTGTCAGGCCTACGCCGATAGCCGCCATCGTAGCAGCCACGCCGTTCATGGCGTTCGTGACGCGCGACTGAAAATTCTGCACTTGTCTTTGAGCGTTCTGAAGCCCCTGAGTCAAAGCGCTGAAATCCGCGCCTGCACGGACCATTAAATTGCGAACAACGGCCATGTTGCATCACCTCCATTTATTTCAAAACCGTTCCACCAAATGTTGCATTGAGCTGTTTGACAACTTCCAACATTTGTTCCGGTGTTTTTTTCTTTTTTTCGGTTTGGTGTCCAAGCACCTCTTTGAGACTCGGCATTTTTTTTACTCTGTGCCAGTACGCCGTGAGATAGGCATTTACTACTTGCTGTTCATGCTCGCGTTTCATACGTTCTTGATACGCTTTGATTAAAATGGAAAGTTCAGCAGGCGTAAGCTCCCAAAAAGTTAATGGGTCAATCCCGATCTGAAAGGCTACGCCCATCATTTCGGGAATACTCAACTCTTCGGAAGCCGACTCTCCTTTTTTCCTTCCGCGCCGCCAAACGCCGCTTCAAACGCTTTTGACATGGATTCAGTGATTGCGGGAATCGAACTGTAATCATCGATTAAATCCATGACTGTTTCAGGCGTTAGCGTCGCATCTTCATGAACAAGTCCCGCCCAAATAATGACGGCAAGTTCACGCTGAGACAGTTCTTCCAGGTTGAGTTTTGACATGCGAACATTCAGCGTGTTCTCAATCCGGTCCAACGCTCGCATTCCATACCTTAAATTCCGCATTTTATCTAGCTGCACGCTTGTGTACATAATGAACTCTCCTTAGTAAAAAAGAGCCATGACACCTCTGCCATGGCTCCTTGATGAATGAAATTCGATTACGTCAATGTCAACGTTGGTTGGCCTGACACTTTAATCGTCGCTTCAAAAGTCACGCTGTCCTCAAGTGCACTGGATGTCGTGAATTTCGTTACAACGCCGCTAAAAGACCACTCTGCGCCAAGTGCAGTTGGGAATTCAATCTTCAAAGAAAGAACCGTTCCTGCAACCAACGCATCAAACAACGCTTTCTGTCCGTCTGTGTCGTCTGGATTGAAATGACCGCTCAGTGAAACTTCTCCTGCATCTTTTAACCCGCCGATGAACGATCTCCATCCGTTGGAATCGAGCGAAGTCGTTTCAATTGTGTCCGCTGAAATATCAAGTCCACCAATATCCGTCAATTCAGCTACGTAACCCGATGCTCCGACTTTCAGTTTTGTACCCATCGATGCAACTGCCATAATTAAACCTCCCTAAAATAGAATCGTACTTCAAGATTCATCCGATACCATTTGATTTCTTGTTCATAGAGTTCAATGATATTTTCGAATGTGACATCTTGAACATACACGCTGTTCACGCCGATGTAGCGCCCCGTGAAACTGTCAAGCTTCGCTTTTACGGATGCAAACAACGTTTGAAGCTGTGAATACGTGTCGCTCACGATATCAATGTCGTACACTGCGGAACGGGTTGAACTGTTCCCGTCTAATGTTTTGATGATTTCCGTTCGCGATTTGCTGTAGGTGACATAAGAGGCCTTTGTACCTTCCGGCGCGTACATCGGAAAAACTTTTTTATTCAAACCCGTCACGGCTTGAAGTTCTTTGTTCAATCCTTGTTCAAAATCAACCGGCATGTTTTCACCTCAATTTGTCCAGCTCAGCAATCAACACGTTTAACATCGTTTCTTCAACCGCATTTTCATTTTCATCCGAAGTATTTCTCATAAATCGGTAACCAGGAACATATCTACCGCTTTCTGAAATGTAGCCGTATTCCATGCTTGCAGGATAATACGAGCGCTTACCTTCTTTTGAAATCTTTACAAACACATCGTTCAGGTGTGAACTGAACACAATCTGATACACTTTCTTTCCTCTGCGCTTGCTTTTTTCAGGCTTGAGAATAATCCCGCTCCGAAGTTGCCCTGTATCAACAGGTGCCGCAGCTCTTACAGCTTTCAGCAATTGCGACGAACCGCGTCGCGCAGCTTTCGTCACGCAACGTTGTGGCAGCTTGCCAACATCACTCAAAAGTTTTTTCAGTTCGCGCATGCCTTCAATATTCACGTCAGAACGTGCCATTCACTCCGCCACCTTTCGCGCGTAGATCAACCATTCGCGGTTTAGGTTTTTGTAATTGACGCAGGATAAAATTTCATAATCAGCCCCATTGAAAGAAACGCGCATATCATCGCGCAACGTTGGGAAAAACCAGCAACGAAATTTAACCTCTACTTTTGAAGCGCTTCGTTCGGCTGCAAAATATTCATTGCCGAGCAAAGGCTCAACAGAAGCGAAATGCGTTTCCGTTTCCGTCCACGTCAATTCTTCTCCGTAGTCATTCTGTGTATTAGAGCGGGTTTTCAGAGTAATGAGATCGCGCATGTCCGCTCTCATGTTCTCACCCCTCGACCGTGTACTCTTGCGACAACGTCAAGTGCTGCTTCAACATGACGTAGGCAGATAAAAAACGTTCTGCTTCGGGATTGTCCCATCCGAAGTGTGCCTTGACATACGTCACGACCGCACGTTTGATGAGCGAATCCGTTGTGCTGTTCGCTTTTGCAGGAAGCACGCCCGACAGGATTAAATCCTGCCGAGCGGCTGCCATCAGGTCACTGATTTCCGAGTCGAGCGCCGTGTTCGACACTCGAAGCGCGATTTTGACTTCAGAGAGTGTCGCCATCTAACTCACCTCAATTAAATTAGGCTTTAACGATTTTGACGAACGCTTCTGAAAGTGCAGGTTTTCCGTCTGCTACTGCCAAACCGCGGAATACGGTTTTGCCGGAAGTGAAACCAGCTTCGCGGGACGCTTCAATTGTCGGTGCCTGCGAGAAGTTCAAACGGTAGTATGAGAAATCACCGAGCAAGATGGTATCGTCTGGAACGTAGTCGTTCAACACAACAGGGTAGCCAAGGATTGTCATGGCTGCGCGGTCTTGCGGGTTATATGTGAAAATCGGTTGACCGTCGGACGCTTTGATTTTGCGAAGTCCGCCAAACAATGATTTGCGGTTCATCACAAATACTGCACTGTTGTGGTACGCTGTTGGAAGCAACGCAAGACCGTCAACGAGATCATCATATCCAAGCGAGGTAGTGTAGTCGGAAGTGTTGCTTGCGTTCCAAGTCACGCCTGGAATAATACCAGTAGGTTTGCCAGTTCCGTCGCCATTTACGATTGCATTTTCAAAAGCGATGGACAATTGACGACCGATTTCAGCAGAGATGTACGCTTCAAACGCATCAATCGTCATCGCGCTCGCCGCTGCACTGATCTCGACTAATTTAATGATCTCATAACCACCCAATGTAACTGTGACAACCGTATCATCAGCAGGTGTGCCGTTTGTGCCTTCGGCTTTCCAGTTGGCGACGTTTTTCGCGTTTGCAACAACAAACGAAAGGTTACCTGGCACGAACGAAACCGTGATGAAGTTGTAGAGTGCGCTGGTTTGGCGCAACTTGTCGATGATTTGGTTGAGCGTTTGTGTCGGAACCGCGCCACCTGCGCTGCCGGATGCTGTTGTCAAAGCGCGTTGCTCGACATCAGTGAGTGATTTGCCTTGAAGTTGTTTGAAAAATGCGGAACGATATTCTGCGGATGCCAAAAGTTGTTCTCTTTCCATTTTTTCTACCCCTCTTTCTTCTGTTTGTGGTTTGGTGATTGGTGCTGCTTCTACTTGGCCGACGTTGATTTGTTGAGCAAGCGATTGGCGCTTCTCAATCTCTGATTTTTCTGTTTCAAGTGCACGAAGTTCCGCGTCGATAGCGTCCGCGTCAATCTCAACATCAGAGCTGAGCATGTCGCGAATTTCGAGCTTGCGTGCCTCGATTTCCTGCAATCTTTTCATGGCTTGACCTCCTAAAATGTAAATGTACGAAGCAATAACTTCTTCCGCGCGAGTGCGCTATCCAGCGCTTTTCGCTCTTCCTCGGCAGCCGCCTCGAAATAGCTACGTGCAGAAATTGAAGTCGTATCATAAGCCGGAATGTCCACGGCAGACACATCGTAAATACGCTTGATGCTTTCAATAACCCGCATCCGATTCTCTTTATCGTAGCGGTCACCCGCTACTGTAAAACTAAATGACATGCGGTCTATATACCCTCCACGGATTTCCTCGTAGAGCTTTCGCCCTTCTTCCGTTCCGTCGAGTTTTGCCCGAATGAATAAGCCTCGCTCGTCAACGGTAAGTTCCAGCGTGTCGTTTCGCGTTCTCGCCATGACCTTTCCGCCGTGATTGTAATTAAAAATCACGTCGGACAAGTTCGACTCAAGAAGCGCCTTTCGGTCAATCATCTCTTTATACTCCATGCCGTCAATCTCAAACATGACGGTCGGCTGGTCAAACGTGAGCGCGTACCCTTCGACATACATTCCGTCATTGTCCGTCTCCGCTTGTCGGAGTTCCCACTGGTGAATCGCTCGAAACAGTCTGTCCTTGCGTGTTGGCTGTTCCATTCGTTGCACCTCCTAACTGATATTGATTTGCGATGGCCGCGTCAACATAATTCAGCGACACGATGCGCTTGTCGCCGTTTTCAATCGGCGCCAAATTAAAAATCTCACGCACCTCGTTCATGCTCAGCACGCCGCGGTCCATGAGATTCGTAACCAAAGTGATTTTTGTAGTCGTGCTCGCATACTGAAGCCGATTCGCCTCGAATATAATTTCGTGGCCGAATCCACGTTCACGCTGCGTGAACAGCTTGGCCGTGAACTCGAGACTTAATTCGATGGCGTTCGGTTCAATCACTGATTCGTAAAAAGCGTTCCATTGTTCCTCTGTATAATCTGATTTCACAATGGCGACGTTGACATTAAAATATTTGTAGACCTTATCTTCAATCACTTCCATCTGCTTTGCGTCCACGAGCTTCGGATCACTGTTCAACGGAATATATTCGGCCTTGGCATCTGTCGCCGCGATGCCTCCGTTGTTGCTGATGTCGAGATAGTCTGAAATGAACGCATCGCGCTGCGATTTCATGTCCTCAGGCTTTAACATAGCACTGAATTTCAATAAACCTCGGAGATTAGCCGACGACTTGATGGCATTCACGATGCCTTCATTTGTCGTATGAATCAATTCAAGCGTTGGCATGAGCGCTTTGTGGTTTGGCTCACCGTACAAGTCATTCTTGTAAAAAAAGCGGCGCAAGTGAATCACGTCTTGATACGGAAGCGTGACTTGCTGCCCGCCGAGAAACGCGAATTTGACGAATATCTGATTCTGCGATTCGAGGAACTCAACTTGGCTGGCGTTAATAGGATAAAACCCGCGAGCCTGTCCTGTTTCGTCCCAATCCACAAACACGTACGAGTTATTCTGCGCATACTTCTGAGTGATGACTTTGTACCAGAACGTGTACGCGTCCATGTACGGATTCGGTCTTACGCTGAGAAGATACTCTACGTTCGAGTTCATCGTTGTAATCTGACCGTTGACTCTGCGAATATGCTTCGGTTTCAACTTCGCCGCGTTCCGTGCAATCGCGTCGATGGCCGAGCGTACCACATCCGAGTCATACGAGTCTGCTATCTGTGAAAATGATGGAACGAAACCGTTCATCATCTTCAAACTTTGCACTGCGGTCGGTGTGCTCGATGCCGGCCTGCGACCAAATATAAAATCAAACAGCGATCTGCGTTCCGCCACTTCCTCACCTCCTACATGAGCACCTTGTAATCGCTCATTTTATGAAAAAGAACCGTGTACGCTATGAGAAGCGATACGGTTCCGTCAATCCGTTGTCGTTGGTGCTGACCTTTCACCGGTCGGATGTTGTCGTTGTCATCGACTTTGACCGACGTATTTGTCAGGCACCATTTTAGAATCGGGTTGTTGTTGTAATTGATGTTTTTCGCCTGCAAATCAGCAGCGAGTTCCTTCATCGGCTGACTCAATGTCTGAGCGCCTTGTCTAACCACTTCCATCTGGAAGCCGCAGTCCTTCATTTCCTGCACCCAGTACGTCGAGTTCCATGGGTCGTAACCTATCCACAGCGGACGTATCTCATATTCTCGGAACATTTTCATGAACCACTGCGTCACGTCACTAAAGTTTACTTTGTTTCCTTCGCAAGCCGTAAGCAATCCGCGCTCAATCCATCGGTCATAAGGAATTTTATCTTCTTTCGCCCGTCGTTCAATCAGTTCGCTTGGAAGAAAATACTGCTGCAAAACATATTTTTTGTGGTTTGGCCGCATGATCAGCAGCGTCGCGCAACTCAAGTCGGTTGTGCTTGATAAATCTACGCCGCCAATTGCGTAGGAGTCCCGAAACTCTTCAACTTGAAACGTTTCATCGCAGTCGATGTCTTGATACGACAACCACATGCCTGCAACAGTTTCTCTCACGTTGAAGTCTTTGGTCAGGATACCAGGCAAGTCTCTTGGATTCGCCTTGGCACGCTCGACTTTCTCAACGATGTCCTCAAGTTTCTTGATTCGGCCAAGTCCTGGATTCGCTTTTTCCCATACGCGAAAATCTGTCCACTCGTTTCGTTCATCGAGCTCGTACAGAATCGGCAGAAACCGTTCATCTGTAATCGTGCCGTCAACCACTTTCGATGCATAGTCGTACATGTCATCATATATGTTTTCGCGCACCGTGCCCGCCGTGGTGATCATCACCATGAGCGGTTGTCGGCGTGCGGACATACCCTGTTTCAATACCTCGTACAGATTGCGGTCTTTAATGGCATGAAGCTCGTCAATCACGGCCAAGTGCAAGTTCAAACCGTCAAGCGTATTCGAGTCCGAAGCCAAAGCGGTCATCGTTCCGAACGTCAACGGGAAGTACAAGTCTGTCTTTCGTTTCTTCAAGTGCTGTTTCAAGTCCGGTGACTGACTGACCATGTTCAGCGCTTCGTTGAATACGATGGACGATTGCTCACGCTTCGTGGCTGCCGACACAACTTGTGCCCCGCCTTCTCCGTCGGCAATCAGCATGTACAGCATGATGCCTGAGAGAAGTGTGGACTTTCCGTTTTTCCTTGCAACCAAGAAAAACGTTTCTTTGAAGCGCCGAACTCCGTGCTCGTCAACAAAACCGAACAGCGCAGCGATGAACGCTTTTTGAAACAGCTCGAGTTGAATGGGTTTTCCCATCCACTCGCCCTTGCTGTGCTTGCATAGGCTTTCGATGAAATCGATTGGCCGATTGGCAAGCCGAATGTCAAACTTCCACTTGCCGTCTGGATGGCGGATGTCATGAACAAGCTTGGCGTACACTCTACGAACCTTTTGGCTGACCATCACGTTGCCGGATTCAATCTCGTTCCAGTACAGCTCGACGTAGTTACTTTTTAAGGAACTCAAGCAACATGTCTTTTTTCTGATTCGAGTCTTGTTCCGGCAGGAGGTCAACCAATTGCTTCATAATGGCCATATGATTTTTTATCATCGTGTTGTAGATTTCCACTTCCGGCGATTTCTTAGTGCCCCACTGGTTCTCACCGTTCTGGTACTCGCTGATCACACCGTTACGATTCATGGCATCCTGCAAATCGTCCAAAGTGACCGACATGAACGCCGCGTTTTTTATAAGACTGTGCAAAGTCGCCAAAGTCTCTTTATTTAATACTCGAAGTAACTTCTTAATTCGCTTCATTTCTTTGTCCACGCGCTCTTCCTTCGCGCTCATGTCGGTCACCTCCGTTTGCAGAATTCCACACCACCCCCTGCGCACCCTAGAGAGTCGTTCGGTTGTGGAGTCGCGGTAATAGGAATATTTGGTAATTTTATTGAGACGGGGGGTATTGTTTTGAAACTAAATTTCCGTCTGAATCAAACTTTAACCCTTCAACTATATACTTGCCTCCGAGATGCTCATCGTTATGACAGTCCTGACAGAGCAACTCTAGGTTGTCGTGACTTAGCGTGATGTATGGATCGTCGATGTTGCTCTCATTTAAATATATCTTGTGATGCACTATCTTTCCGCCTGCACCGCAGCGCTCGCACAGTCCATGCACCGATTTGAAATAACTAGCCCTGCACTCACGCCACTGTTTCG